ATCAGGTAGTGGTGTAGAGGATATTAATTTTATCAATTTAAGATTATCAGGTACAAATGCAATAGGTGATAGTCAAAATATTAATTTTTTAAATAACGCATTTAATACTATTGCAAGAATAAGCAGCAAAGTGGGTTCAGATAATGTTGCATATGGTACTTTATCCTTTTCAACAAGAAACTTTTATTCAGATACTTTAAATGAAGTAATGCAACTTTCTAATCGTGGAAATGTTGGAATTGGAGTAACCCCAAATTTATGGGGAAATGCTTATAGAGCTATTCAAATTTCTGCTGGTGCTTCATTTTATGGATTAAGTGGTGATACTAGATATAGTGTAATGGGTGCTAATACTTATAATAATGGAACAAATGATATTTATATAGGGAATGGAGCAGCTTCATTATATGTTCAGGGTATTGGTTCGCATATTTGGTATAATGCAACTGCAGGAACTGCAGGTAACCCCATTACTTTTAACCAAGCAATGACATTGGCAGCTACAGGAAACCTACTTCTTGACAAAACAACAGATAGTGGGCAAAAGCTACAAGTAAATGGAAGTGGTACATTTTTAGGACTTATAGTAAATAATAATGGTGAAGCATTAAGAGCTTATGGAGTATCACCAAATATATCATTTTATAATTCTGCTAACACAACACGAGGTGGATATATTAATCATGATACAAGTAATATGAATATTGTATCTAATGTTGGAAAAATTATATTAGGTTCAAATATAAATATGTCTAGTTTACCTACTAGTAGTGTAGGACTTGTTAGCGGTGATGTATGGAATAATTTAGGAATTTTAAACATAGTACCTTAAATAAAATAATATGAAACAAATACAACCATTAACCCTTTGGGTAAACGGACAACAACAAACCGCAACCCTTTTTAACTTAATTATCATTAATGATAACTTATTAAATAGTGCAATATTCTATTGGCAGTTATTAGATGCAGACGCTTCAAAACTTGCAGACGGAAATTTAACAATGGGCGAACCTGATTATGATGTATGGGGTGCAAGTTCAGACATTAATTTAGCGGCTTACGAATGGGCGGCAACAAAATTAAATATTACCTTAGCTTAATTAAACCTTAAAATAAAAATCTATGACAAACGAACAAGCATTAAACGTAATTAAACAAGTATTAGACGCTGCAAGTAAAGGCGGAATTTTTGAAAATATGGATGCGAGTTTTTTAGCCGCAAATAGTTTCAATGTAATTTCAAGAGCAATACTAAAAGATGATAAAGTAGAAAATGATGCAAACGGAATTGATAATTAGTGTATTTACATTCGTAGCGGTTGCCAGTGGTTTTTATTTTACCACTAAAAGCCGTTTGGATAAAATTGAAAAAGATTTATTGAAGCATAACGATACTAATAGTGAAATATTAGACAGATTGGCACGAATTGAAACTAAATTAGATTTTTTTACTAAAAAATAAATGTATAAGATTTTACTATACACTAAAAGGAAGGCACAACAATTAAATGTGATTGTTTTGCCAAGCGAAAAAATCAATAAGAAAATTGATGTTTATGATGTGTATGGAAATTTTATAGTAAGTATTGGGGATAGAAATTATTTAGATTATCCCTATTATTTAAAATATTGCGGTAAAAAGATTGCAGATGAACGCCGTAAGGCATATAAAATTAGACACGAAAAGGATAGGCATATAAAAGGCAGTGCCGGATATTATGCAGACCAATTATTATGGTAACTAAAAATAATTTTATGTTTAAAAATTGGAAAACAAGCCTATTTGGTTTAGGCACATTAATCACTGGTGTAGCAACGATCATTAAAGGCGATATTCCGGGCGGAGTAACGGCAATTTTAACCGGTTTAGGTTTAGTAGCCGCAAAGGATAGTGATATTAATTTAAATAATAGAAAATAATGACAACAACCACAAAAATTATAATTGTGGCGGCAATTGTCTTATTACTTACAACCGCAACCGCTATGGGAGTTTCTGCAAAGGGTTTAAACTTTATTAAAGATTTTGAAGGCGAACGCCTAAAAAGTTACCGGGATACTGGTAATATTTGGACAATTGGTTTCGGTTCTACTTATAATCACGATGCAAAACGTAAAGTTCAGGAAGGGGATATAATTGACAAAGAAACGGCTCTCCGTTGGTTACGATTAGATGCCGGGAAATTTGCCACTGGCGTTAAAAAGCTCGTTAAAGTACCCATTAATCAAAATCAATTGGATAGTTTGACGTCTTTTGCCTATAATTTAGGGTTAGGAGCGCTACAAACGTCTACTTTATTAAGAAAATTAAACGCCGGAAGTCCTAAAAGCGAAGTAGCGGCGGAGTTCTTAAAATGGAATAAAGGGCGCAATTCAGCCGGAGTATTGGTAGTAATACCGGGTCTAACAAGACGCCGTGAGGCTGAAAAAGAACTATTTTTGTTATAGATAGGGTTAAATACAAGTAAGGAAGATTACCCCCGAAATGTCTATTTTGGGGGTTTTTTTTGCCCTAAATTGAAAATTATTTGGTGGTTTCAATTATTTATATATAATTTTAGCCTACAAAACAAAAAACCCTATCTTATGACATTTAACACCGACCAAAAAATTTTGGGTCAAATTGCCGCAGCGCAATCCAAAATTCAGCGTTTAGAGGCGCTCCGCTCCCTTACCCCATTTGAACAAGTTACAATATTCTTTTATGGTTCAGGGGGTAAATTCTTATCCATTAATGAAAACGATATTCCGTTTGATTTAGCATTTGAAATTCGTATTTTAATTGATGCCGCTATTGAGCATTATAACCACGAAATTAAAATGTTGGAAAATTCGTTTCAATGAAAAAATTACTAATAAAATTTATTGCAATAGTATATCTATTTGTTGTGTCTATTCCGCTCACAATAATAGTTTACTTTTTAACCTATTTTATATCTTTTATTCTTTACTTAAAAAAAACAAAAAAAAATGAAAAACGAGTATCTTCAATCCCTTCTGAATGGTTATGGCTCAATGAACGCCGTAACGAACAAAAAAAATGAAAAACAACCCGATTATCAAGGTTGGGTAAAATTAGACAACAAATTTTATGAGGTTGCCGGTTGGGTCAAATTTGGCAAGACAAACAACAAATTTTTATCAATTTCAATTCAAGAAAAAAACCCTTTCCAAAATGAGCAAGACAAAACAATCTAAAACTTTGCACAATGCTTTTTTACTTAATATTTGCACTACTGATGATGAAATTGTTAGGGTTGTAAATATTGAGCCGCACGAGGTTAATTTAATGAAAGAATTAATAACCGACATTTACGAAAATCAATCCGGCGGAGTTACTATCCGTCTATCCTTAAAATCAAAATACATTCGTGATGAAATATCAAACTAATGCACCGGCTTATCCGTGTATGCCTATTAAAGATGAATTTGGCAGAATTATTGCAGCCATTCCCGGCTTTACTAAATATGAGCAAGTTCTTTTATCAATTGTATGTGCAAAGGAAGGCAATCCCGGAGCCTACAAAGATACACCCTCAATGATTATGAAAGAGGCGGTTATACTAACCGATGAATATTTTAAAACCCTTCAAAAATTACAAGATGCAAAAGAAGATACCTCAAATGTTATTCAAATGTAGTAATGAAATTCAGGCTTTAATAGTGTTTATAATTGCACTATTTTTATTTGGCTTTATTCAAAATATTTAATGGAACAAGACAAGACAATAACCCTACCCGAAAAATTAGCCAAAAGAAAATACAACCCCGATTTTATCCCCCCAAAAGACCAGGTAGTATTCACAATTAGCGAATTACCGATTGGCGTTATTCAAAACTTTATAATTTTGTCAGGCGTAGCGAAGGCGGGGAAATCTACTTTCCTCGCTGCCGCTATTTCCAGTGCTTTTATGCCGGGCGATATGTTTGGTATGAAATTTCGTTTTCCGGAAGGTAGGCGCAAAATTGCTTATTTTGATACCGAGCAATCCGAATACGATTTTTTTAGACAAGTTAATAAGATTAAAAACTTTGCCGGTATTAATGGCTTACCCGAATGGGCGCACTTTTATTCCGTTCGTGAGGATAACCCCGATGAAATTAGGGCTTTAATTGAAACATATTTAGAAAATAACCCTGAATGCCCGGTGGTTATAATAGACGGAATTTTAGACCTTATTTTTGATTATAACAACGAAGTAGAAAGCCGCAAACTTGTTAATTGGTTTAAAAAACTTACAAAGATTTATAATTGTCTATTTATTGGCGTTTTGCATCAAGGCAAAGGGTTGGGAAATCAAACATTGGGACATTTAGGTTCAAATTGTGATAGGTGGGCAAGTTCTACACTGGAAGTAATAAAAGACAAAGAAAAAAAGACATTCACTTTGCAACCTCGTTTCCTTCGCAGTTCGGAAGATTTTGACCCGGTTGTATTAATGAATTATGACAACCAGTGGCGTCAAATGGATAGCATCAAAGAGCCGGAAAACACAAACAAAATTGATCCCTTGAATTTTAATGAAATGAACCACAAAAAAATGATTTTGCAAATACTGGCAATTGAAAAACCTTATAAAGATATTATTGCAGAAATTCAGGAAGTAACCGCAAAGGGAACGAGTTATGCAAAGAAACTTTGTAAAATATGGATTGAAAAAAACCTAATAACAAAAAATTATAAAAATGATTACCAAAAGAACTTTTAAAAAGTTTTTAGTTGAAATGCTAAAAAGCGGTCTTATTAAAATGGTTAAAGTAAATAATCAAATAAGATTTAAGTACAATGATACAATATTAACCAAAAGTGATATTGAATTTTTGATGTTAGCGTACAAAAAAAAACCGGTTAAATAAATTAACCGGCTTAGACAAAACAATGATTACCCTAACCATTATTTCATTCACTTACCACACAAAAATATGAAAAATACTTATTCAACAATTGTTTTTTTTGAACCTGAATTAAATATATCCCCCCGAAAATATAGGAAGGTAACAAATTTGGATAATTTTGCCGTTTTTTGCCGTAATTCAGGCGCAAAGTATATAAATGTTTACGAGAAGTCCACAAAACGATTTTATTGCCGTATTTGGCTTAATAACCCCCATTAACAAGCACAATTCCCCCCAAGTGCAAAGAACCGGTTTAAAACCCGGTTTTTTTGTGCCTATACACTTGATTATAGGATAGGTTTATTTTTAAAGGTGTAAATGAATGAATGTGTAAGAAATTAAACCGGTTTAAGTGGTTTAAAATAGGTGGTTTAAATTTTATCTTCGCGCCTACAAGCGCGAAGATATAAATTTTTAAACTAAAAGTTTAACCAACGCACACATTTTTTAAAAAATTTTTGTTTTTTAGGAAAAAACCTTAATTTTGATGATATGGTAGCTAAAAAATGGATTGGTTTGTTACTGGGAGCGGGTGCGCTATACTGGATTTTTAATAAATTCAGGTTTCAGCAATCCCTTACCTATATTCCTACCCGAATTAAATTAGGGGGGAATGTATTGAACCCTGAAATTACATTAGGGGTAAAATTGTTCAATCCTACAAATGTTTCAACAACATTTGGAAATTTAGATGCTGAATTATTTTTAGAGAGTGGGCAGAAGGTTGCCGATGTTACATTTAATCAATTAATTAATATTCCGGGTAATTCGGAAAAAGAACTAAATATAGTTGCAAATACTTCTTTATTAAATTTAGTTAATACGGCAAGTATTTTATTTACTTCAAAGCAATTAAATTTTGTTTTGAAGGGTAGCGCAAATATTGATAGAGTTCCTTTACCATTCATTATTAATTATAAGTTCTTTGCATAGTAAAAATTTTATACTACAAAAGCTAAGTCCGTTTAAAAACTATAAAAAAGTTATTACAACCGACCAAAGCACAAAAGACATTGTTAATGGTATCATTGATACCCATTATAAATGGGATAGTGAGTATGACAAAATAAGTCAATATTTTGTAGGTGCAGATGTAGAAGAAACTGCTAAAAATGTATGGGAGTTTTTAAAAAACAATGTACCATACTACATCGAAAGTTCTGAGCATCAGACCCTACGAAGTCCGGCAGCTATTATTTCAATGCCTGGGGACTGCAAAAGTTACTCGTTAGCAATAAACGGCATCTTTTCAAGTTTAGCAAGAAAAGGAATTATGAATGTACCGATTGCTTATCGTTTTGCAAGTTATAAAGAAGGTGTAAAAGAACCCGGACACGTTTTCTCGGTTTTATATCCCGGAACTAAAAATGAAATTTGGATAGACCCGGTATTAGATAGATTTGATGATAAAAGTAAACAACCAACATTTTTTAAAGATAAAAAAGTAAAAATGAGTTTAATAGCATTAAGCGGAATAGAAAATAACTATTCAGCAAAAGCAAAATTTAATGAAATGTCAGCTTATCGGGATCAATTGGTTCGTGATAGGGATATGCTTTTAAATAGCGGAAAAATTAAGTCAGGCGGTTCAAAAGAATTAGAATATAAAGTAGCTATTAATAAAGTTACCAGAGCGTTACAAAATATGCCGCAAATAAGCGGGTTTTTTGATAATTTTTTTGGTAATAGTCAAAATGAAGATAATCAAAACAATTTTAGAGAAAATTTACAAGCTACCGGTACCGGTATTTTAGTACAAGGCGGTAAGGAAGTTTTAAATGCTTTATTAACAAAAGAAGGTGTTACGCCCGATTTTTTTAGTCAATTCCCATTTTTAACTGCATTTGATAATTCTACTTTTAAATGGAAATCAAGAATGCCATTATTGGTTAAAATGACCCCTAATCAACGTGTAGCGTTTTATATTCAAAAAATGCAAGACAATGCAGAATTTGAAGATGCTCCACAACAATATTTTGAATTATTTGGTAGAGCGTCAGGAACTAAAAGCGGAATTAGTGATGTAGGGCAAGTAAGTAAAGATGTAGCGCAATTATTTAATGACACATTAAACCAAAAGTATTTTCAAGGTAAAAGCGTTTTTAATGTAAGAGGTGTTCCAAGAAATAGAACCGATTATTCAATAAATACTTTAATAAGTAAAGCGCCATTAAGTTCGGGAACTGGTGGTTCAGGAACTCAAAAAGCCGGAATGAATATTGCAGTTACATTAGGTTTAGTAGCCGCCGGATTTTTATTAGTTAAACAATTCGCAAAAAAATAATACAATGACCGCAGCACAAAAAATAGCAAAAGAAAAATTTAAAAAGGCAATAGCTATCCGTAAAAAAACAGGTGTTTCATTAAAAGAGGCATTTGCAGAAGTTTACGGAAAGAAAAAAGTAGGCGCAGTAAAAAAGAAAAAAGCGGCTAAAAAAGTTGTTAAGAAGGCAGCGCCTAAAAAGGCTGCAAAAAAAGTTGTAAAAAAGTCAGCACCTAAAAAAGCGGCTAAAAAAGTAGTACAAAAAACTAAACCAAGATACTCAGCGCAAAAGCATACTAATTGGAAAACTATTCCGGCTCATAAACGCCGAGTTAATGGAATGGAAAACCATAAAGACACTAAAAGCCACAATGTAAATATTAGGGTAGTTAGTGGTATTTCAAAAAATGATGAGTTAAAAAGGCTTACACAATTAGCTGCCGGTAGTCCTAATAAATTAGTAAAAAAGGTTGCAACTATGTTGAAATCAAAAGTTACTAATGGCGGTTATGATAGTTTAAGAAGTTTAATGAATGATATATTAAGAAGTGGTTTGCAATCCGGTATTATTAGTGATTTAATTTATTATAATGATACAAAGGCGTGGTTTAAAAGATATAAGCCGGAAATAATGAAGTTATTAAGAGAAGTAATGTACAATTACGGAACTAATAATCCGGCTGATATATTTGGAAAAAATTGGGATAGTGATGACCCATTTGCACAAGACACACAAAATCAAAATTTATTAGCGTGGTTTTCTTTTGAAGAAACAACAAGAGAATTAGCTGATTATTTAGGTTATGATTTATAAAATAAAATTTTTCTAACAATAATTAAAAAACAAAAAAATGCGTAGAAAATCGTACAAAAGAAAAAGCGCACCAAGACGCAGACGTAAGATGTCAGGTATTGGCGCAGTAGGTTCAACCGCTATGAGCGTTGCCTATACAATTGCGGGTGGTGTTGCCGCTCAATTAGTAACTAAATTTGTTCCAATTGCGAACGAAAAAATCAAAGCGGCTATCCCAGTTGCAGTTGGTTTAGTTCTTCCACGTTTTGTTAAAGGCGCTGCCGGTCAGGGTCTTGCAAATGGTATGGTTGCGGTTGGTGGTATCAAATTAATCCAATCATTCGGCGTTCTTAATGGTATCGGTGCAGTTGCATCTGATAGCGATTATAAAACTCCTATGATTGCAGCGATGTATAATCGTGAAGGATTAGTAGATACTTCGTATATGACCCCATCAATTGCCGGTTTAGACGAGGAATGTTAATTCATTCATTTACACCTTTAATAAAAAAAAATAAAAATTTATAAAAATGGCAAGTCAAGTAGGACAACGTATGACATTCGAGAACGCTAAGGCGCTCGTACGTTCATTAGGTTATAGTGTAGACCACGCAAAAATTACACAATCTTATTTAAGAAGTGAAGTAGCATTATCTACTTCAAGTGCAAATTATCACATTCCAGTATTAGTAAATGATACCCAAAATGGAGCTGTAAGAGTAAACGAACGCCGTTTAAATCTTCAAGACATTTTCGTAGCTACTGAATGGAGTATTTTATTTGGTATTGGTTCAGCAACTACAACCAATGCAAAATTATATTCTTATCCAAATTCTACTGCATTTACAGGTACAAGTGATGATGATCTATGGAGTTTATATAATGGTTACTTATCATTGTCAATTAACAATGATTTAGTAGTACCGGCGTATGATGTATTCCGTAGCTATTTCGTTCCACAAACGCAAGGCGGTGTTGGTGTTACTGCACAAACAATTTTCCCAGTAGACCAATTTGATGCAAGTCAAAACTCATTCTACCCGGTTGAACCTGGTATTGTTATGAATGGTGCTGCAAATATCAATTTCCAATTGATTGCCGGTGGCGCTCCTGCTACAATTACTGCAAATAGTTTTATTTGCGTACAACAACGCGGGTTGCTTCTACAAAATGTTACAACAGTTAAGTAATTGTTTTGTAAAATATAGTTTGGCTAACTCTAAAAGCTGCTCAGGTCGGGGAGCAACTGCCCGACCCTATTTTATTATTTATAAAAAAATTGTATGAGAATAAAAAGGTTTCAGGGATTGGAAGTGCCGGTAGGTACTGGCTCAACCCTTACAAAGTTCTTTTTTGCCGACCAACCGCAGTTGAGAAACGCACACATACAAGCTATTCAGGTTTACAATATTAATGCAACCCCGTTTAGTATTTTGTCAGGTTTACCGGGCGTTACTGATGCCGATTTAAGTAAATCTTATTTGACATTATATCAAGGCGATTTACAATTGATTTATCAATTGCCATTGGTTGCACTATCTAACATTGTAAAAGGTAGTGGAGCTTATGTGTTTGAGTTACCGGAAATGAATGACCAAGATATTAGTTGGACTAAATCTTATATTAGTTTACCTACTGCATTAGCAACAACCGGTGTAGCTTATTCATTTGGCGTTTATTATTATATGTAAAATCTTATTTGTTATGGCAGCGTTTAGACCCGAAATATTTACAATTGATGAAGTACTAAATTTTTACGATACCGCAGAAGGTAACGATTATAAAGTGTATGCCGGTGTGAACCCAAGTCCACAATATTTGCGTTATAATTTTTCGGGGGATAAAGAAATAGGGCGTCAGGAATTGCAAATGGCACTAACACAACTCCGCAACAATGTAGAAAACTATAATCCATACCTAATACAAGTTATTAGCGAGGAAAAAGTAAGTAAGGGTAGGAAAAAAGAGCCTATCCTTACTTCTATTTCATTCCAGTTAAATAGACCGCAACAATTTTTGCCTATGAACCAAATGGGTAATGTTGGAAGTCCGAGAACTGAAATGTTATTAGAAAAATTAGTAGAACAAAATGCTTTAATGCAATCACGTTTAAGTGCGCTCGAAAGTATTGGCGAAATGGAAGAAGAAGAAGAAGTGGAGCAATCGCCTATTAATGCTATGTTAAGTAATCCGGAATTACAACAAACGATTATTACGGCAGTTATGGGATTGGTTGGTAATATGTTTACAAAAACGGGTGCGCCTACCGGAATAGCGGGAATTGATGATACTGATGAGGCGTTGAAAATTTTACATTCTTTAATGGATAAGGGTGTAACCATTGAGCATTTAAGAAAATTAGATGAAATGAACTCAATGAAATTAAAATCACTTTTAATGATGTTATAAAATGGCGCAAAGTAATTTTTTTAAGGATAACCAAAATTTAATTATTGGTGGCGTTGTTTTATATTTAGCATATACTAAAATATTAAAACCACTATCCGAAAGTTTTGGATTAAGTAAAAGTGGTGAGGAAAAAAATGTAGATAAGGAAATTACAAAGCCGGGTTCTGCATTCAATCCTAATTATTGGAGAAGTGTACCTAATGCACTAATTATAAAAAATGATGCGGTTAATAAATATATTGATACAATTTGGAATGCACCCGGATACTTTTATGATGATTTTGATGCTGTTTTAGGCGTTTTTAAATCACTTAAAACGCAAACGCAAGTATCTTATTTAGCATTTAAATTCAATGAAAAATATAAAAAAGATTTATTGAATTGGTTAGTAGGTGGAACTTTATTAAGTTATCCGGCGGATAGATTTAGCGCCGAACAAGTTAATCAATTGATTACATACGTTAATGGTTTAAAAAGAAGTTAAAATGAAAAATAAAGGCTTATCATTATTATTGTTATTATTAGGTGGTGCTTATGTGTACTACATTGTTAAAAATAGCAAAAAGAAGTACAAAGGTTCGGTTATTGTAGATCCCTTAGATAAAGGGGAATTTGTACCAGATGTAGCAAGTTCAGTACAAGACGTAGTGATGCAATTGAATAGTTCCGAAAATGTTACAACGCCAATTTTGGAGCAAATAAGAGAAGTAAGTAAACCAAAAGAAATTGAAAGTTATCAATCTTTTTATGGTTCTACAATAAGCGGAAAAAAAATGGGCGTTCCTTATTCTATTTAATTCATTCCTTACACCTTTAAAAATAAAAAAATGAGCAATTTTGAAATAAAAGCCGGTTTAATTCCAGTTGATATAAATATGATTACATACGATAGCAACGGATATATCACAACCGATTGCAATAGTATATTATTTGTTAATTACGGAACGAATGCCGTTCAAATTGATAGCATTGTTTTACAACAAAACCAAAGTTTTCAAATTGAAGGTAATGCCGGGGAATTTTTAACAACAAGATTGTTAGCAACATTTATTAACACTGGTGGTTCAAATAATTTAGTTTCAGTAAAGAAAAACTATCTAAAAAATGCCTAATATAGATTTATCAATATTAAACCAACGGCAAACGCCGGCATTTTTTGCCGATACGTTAGCTAATAGACCTGCCGCCGGATTTTTAGGTAGAATATTTGTATCTACTGATACATTTGCTTTTTATCGTGATAATGGTACGGGTTGGGATTTAATCGGTGGTCCGGGAACCGGCACAATTACCGGTAGTGGAGCTGCCGGACAAGTTTCTTTTTGGAATGGTGCAAGTACAATAACCGGAAGTAACGATTTATTTTGGGATAGTGTAAATGGACATTTGGGTATTGGTACAATTACACCATCAACCGCATTAACGATATTTCATGACCAAAACCAAATTATACAATTAAATCAAACAACGGCTACAAACGATACAAAAATTGCATTTCAAAATAGTGGAACTCCATTATGGAGAATAGGTAATTCGTATAATGCCGGTGCAAATGATTATGGTATTTTTGATGTAGTTGGAGCAATACAACCATTAACAATTAAAAAAACAACCGGTCAAACATTTATAGGAGCGCAAACAACTTCCAGTGGGCGATTAGTTGTAAATGATGCCACCGGCGATAATCATATTGTTGTAATTGGCGCAACCGCTCCAAGTTTAAGAATTAATAATTCCGGTTCGGGTGCAACAAAACAAATTGGTATAGGTCTTGCAACAACAACAAATAATTTTATTCAGGGTGCGGCTGATAGGGATATGTGTATTTTTAATGGCAGCACAACGGCAAGTCCAATATTATTTGGAGTTTATGATGCAGGTTTAAGTAACACGCAAGAGGCGGCAAGAATATCGGCTGCAAGAAACTTTTTAATTGGTACAAATATAGATGGGGGGCAAAAGCTACAAGTAAGTGGTACAACCTTAATAACAAGTACAAGTTTATTAGCAACAGCTGGTGGTAATGCTGGTGTAGGTGTAACAACTGTAATAACCCCAAATAGTAGGACACATACTTTTCAAATAGGTAGTAATGATGCTGGTGTATCAAGTGAACTTGTTTTAGGTCATCAAGGGGACGGATTTAGTATTTTTACTTCTGGTGGTAGTGGTGTAGGTGCTTTAACAATAGCACAAGCAACA